CTTTTTTATGCTTCGGTCATCCCGAGGGGAAGGTCATCCCATCCACCCATAGCGTTCTTGGTCTGGGCGCGTACAAAGTCCTTCGTTCTGACAGGGCGGTAGGCCTCCTTGATGATCGCCACACCTTCGCTGAAGCGGGCATCCTGGATGCTCTCGGCATACTTATCCAGCTGGAGCACCTTGTCGGCCTTGATATTTCCCTTGCCATCTCGGGAGAGGAGGTCAAGGATGATATCCACCAGCTTGCGGGTTGCCTCATCTCCAGCCAGGGAAGAGATATAGTCCTTAACCATTGAGATCCCGTCTTCAACAGTGTCATCCCAGCCGTCTCGCTGGTAATAGCCTACGATGATACGCCTATGCTCATCGGTTGAGATTAAGCTGTGAGAGCGTTGCCCCTTGTTTTTTACCCCGATGACTTCCTCCTTCATCTTGATAACCTGTTCGACGCTATCGTAGACCTTCTTCTTGATATCTACGAGACGACGACTGGCCTCCTCAAGCTCGGGGAAGAGATCATCTACAATTGTTGAGGCAAGATTGCGGAAAGCATCTCTATTCTCCTTGGCTTGCTTGGCTTCTTCTTTTCGGCGATGCTCCGCCATAATCGCCTGCATTTTGGCGAACTCCTCTGGAGTCATCTCTACTTTTACAGTATCCATTTCTATCTGTGATTAAAGGGTGATTAAATGCTTAGTATCTCTTGGTGCGCATGATCTTACGCAGGCGCTCAGCGCAGATATGCGCGAGGTTGGCGGATGCGCTGGGGTGAATGCTGATAGCTTCCAATATGTCGATGTCAGTCGTGTGGCTGATGTCCTCGAGGAGCTTAGCGGGGCAGTTCTTATTCTGCGCTATCAGGTGCTTCATCAGGTCGTTATCCTCCTTCGCCAGCTCAAAGAGGATTTCTGGCGGGGTCTTGGAGTTCTCAGCCACTGAGTAGCGCACGTAGAGGGAGTCATCGTGGGCGAGCTCCTCAAGGACATTGCTACTGGTGTGATCGCTCTCAGCTACCTTGATACGCTCGTCTTCGCTCAGATTCCAGAGCGCGCTGTTACTTTTGAGGTGCATAGTCTTACTTATGTGAGGTGTTAGTATCTTTTACCATGATGCTGGGGGCGCTGCTTGTTATATCTCATCTTCATCTCGATGTGCTCAAGCAAATCGATGTTATACTGATACGCAATCGCCAGGACCTTGTAGAATGCCCACAGTACAGCGTAGCGATCTCCAAACTCCCTACACACGAGATCTTCGGTGATCGAATAGCAGAGTAAGGGGAATGACCCATAGTGGCTGAAGCTGACACAAGACGGACGAACGATATCATCTATTACCCAGCCCATACGTGCTATGATATCAAGCAGACGCATAGCTGTATCAGCCAGCTCCTCCTCTACCGATCCCTTGATATGGGACTCATAGACGATTGGGAACGCATGATTGTAGAGCTGATCTATGGCAACTATTTTCTTTGCATAGCGTCCTTTCCGATCCGCTTCGATAGCTTCGCACAGCTCGCAGACCACGAGCATGAAGGAATGATTCAAGGGACGATCTTCATCCCAAAACCCTTTAGACACCGAGTCCTTGTGTATCCTCACGGATAGCTTTTGCCAGACACGTGTGTCTATTATATCTGTTGTCTTACACATAGCTCTGGAGCCTTTATTTTCCTTTCTCTTCTTTTTCGCGGAGCTGGTCGAGCAGACGGCGATTGTAGCGGTACTCCTCCTCGAGGCGCTCGCTGAGCGTCAGGGTGGTGCAGACTCCCCAGAGGGCTACGCAGGCGAGCCAGATGATGATACCAGCGTGGGCATCGCTACAGATGGCGTCAAAGCCAAGAGCCAGGAGGAGGCTGAAGAAACCGAGGAAGATAGTTTCACGTTTCATTATCGTAGTTATTTATGTGGTGAGTTAGTTTGCGAGGGTGGAAGGTGGGAAGTAGGGAGATTGAGGGGCGAGCTCTTCGGCGGTGATAGCCTCGACGGCACGCTTATCCTTGACCTTGTCGTTGAAGAGCCCAATGAGGTTACGCAGGCGCTCTTTAGGGATCTTGTTGAAGGAGCGGTAGCCCGTAGCTCGGCAGGCAATACCTTTGATGATCGCGGGGTTTTCGAACTTCCCCTCACTGCGGAGGTAAGCGCCTATCGCTGCCATCGTCCGCTTGCGGAGCTTACTGATGTCGGTGCCCTCGGTGCGTCGGTCAAGCTCGCCAGCCAGCGCTGCACATACGTCGATGAGGTCGTGGGTCTCCATATCTTTGCTGGAGGTGCAGCCGTAGGGCGAGAGGAGGGCTTCCCGATCTTCGGGGGTGAGTTGCAGCTGACTGCAGAGGGTGTGATATCTTCGGATGGCGCCCATGTGGAGCTTGTCCATCTCGTTCGTTCCTTTAGCTCTCATTGATTTCTATTTCTTTTCGTTGTTTACGTCGGTCTCGTTGGTTGGGGTCAGTGGCGGTGGTACCCCAATAGGCGTTGGCCCCTTCGTCCCAGATGATGTAGTCGTCTCCGCCGATCTCCCCGGTAGCATAGCGGGAGGTCACCATAGCTCGGTAGCCCTCGACACGGATCTTCACGTCAGCATCGTAGCGGATGGCTTGGGCAAGGGCGCCCTTCGGCTCACCGCCCTTCTCGTGGGCAACGACGATGAAGAGCTTCTTGCGGTAGCGCTGACTGAGGAGCTGATAATCGCAGAGGCGAAGACCTCGGAGGTAGTTGATCGAGTCGATGATGACGATCTCGGGGCTCTGTCGCTTGCCCAGGCGCTCGAAGAGCTCATCATAGCTCTCGCGGTCGAGGAGCTTCACGCGTCGCCCGGCTTCATCCATACCGCCTGCTATCCAAGCCGCCTGCATCGTGGGGCTTAGCCCTTGCTCCAGTGAGTTGTAGAGGACCCTCCCAAATTGGCTGAGGTACTTAGCCAGCTGGAGGCAGAAGGACGTCTTACCCGAGCCACTACCACCATAGATCAGCCATGTGCCGCGCAGCACAGGCAGTCCGATGCTATCACGCCATGCCCCGTCAAAGTCGGCAGTCTTGAAGCGGGCCGATCGGATATTAGCGCTGGTGTATGCTCGTGCCATGGCTTAGTCCTCCTTGGATAGCTGATGTTCACGCCAGACGGCACGCTTGACACGGCGGAGGTCGCACTGTGCTTCGTCGGCGATGCGTCGCACGCGTCGGCTGTCGGTCAGCCCATTGGCGGTGCATACGAGGGAGATATCTTCGGGGGAGAGGACGCTGAGGCTGATGCACTGACGGCCGATGCGGCTGTAGACCTCTTCGTAGCCCTTGCGCCCGATGCGTAGTCCCTTCTGCAGACGCTTTTCCAGATGCTGCGTGGCGCTAAGTACGATACCGCAGTGGTCCTCCAGCTCATTGTAGAGGGTGATGAAAAAGTAGAGCACGGTGTCGCTCATCTTGTCCGCTTCGTCGAGGATCAAGAGGGGGCGGTCGAAGCGCTTGAGACGGCGCACCACAGCGCCGATCTTCTCTGCCACACTCAGACCGCGGGGGTCTAAGCCCATCGCCTCCATCACAGCCGACAGCCAGCTCCCTCGATTCTGATACTCCGAGCAAGTGATGCTGTAGACCTCTTGGTGCGTGGCCACATACTGGCGTATCGTCGAGCTCTTCCCACAGCCGGCACTTCCGACGATAGCCATCACCTGGCTATCACGCTGGGCGCAGTCGAGCAGCTCCGTCAGCTCTTCGTAGACGTTTGTGTGGACGATGCTCCACCCCTCGGCAGAGAGCCCGATCTGCTTGCTGACGTTGTGCCACATCCCTTCGGCGATGGTCTCCCAATCGCTGTTAAGGATCTTGCTGATGGTGGCTGAGCTAACACCCTTGAGGCTGTTAGCTGCCTTGTTTTGCCCACCTTGCTTTGCGCAGTAGTCACGCAGGCGAGCGGCGATGAGTTCCTTTTCCTTTGTATCCATGATTATGATGATTTATGAGTTATACTCTCTCTAATATGCTCCTCTTCTTGGGCTGAGGGGCGGGCCCGTTGTCATTATCTTCGGCTCCTTCTCTCTGGAGCTTGCGGTCGTAGCGGTTGTCCTTGACTTGCCCCTGGCTGTCGGGCAGGAGGTCGTCCATCTCACGAGCGAAGGCCTCTACCTCGGCGGGGGTGTCGTCCTCGATGGGGCGCGCCTTCTTCTTTTCGCCTCGGCGGAAGGGCGTGATACTTCGCTGGAGTAGCTCCTGGGCGACGCTGTTCTCCTTTGAGGCTTCGAGGGCCAAGGGCATCATCCTCTGCCACTCGCCATCTACCCAGTCCTCGATCTCCCGCTGATGGGTGCGCACACGCTCCAGGTGCTGGAGGTCTTCGGGGCGCTGGTCTTCGACGGCCATAGGCTGGAGGTGCTTCCGCTCCAGGAGATACTTATACTGCCCATCTTCGCTGACGGCAAGGACGCTCGTGAGGTCGCTCGGGTCGTAGTAGACCTGCCAGCGCTGGTGACGCTGCTCCTTGAAGCCCTGCTCGAAGCTCTCGTAGTACTGCACCTCGCCGAAGATCGTAGGCGTGAGCCCGTAGATGCTCTGGCCGATGTAGCGACCCGAGGTCTCGCCCCAGTGCTCGAGGTAGATCGAGCGGTCCAGCTGGATGTCGGTGATGTCGCCATCGAAGAGGCTCATATACTCCTCGTGCTTCAGCGCGCGCTCCTGGCTCATAATCGTGTGGATCTGCCCCTCAACTTCGGCGCGGGTGGGGATCTGGTGGCGAAGGTCGGAGGCGACTTCTCTATTCGTCCCCTTGCCCTTCTTCCCTGTGATCCCGTAGCCCGACCAATTTGGCTGCAGCTGGCAGTAGGTCTTATTGAGGCGGGAGAAGTAAGGCTCGATGATCTTAGCGCGGGCGTTCTTCGCTCTCGCTGGGCTGAGCTTGTTACTCATCGCCTTGTAGAGAGGCGTCAGCGCTCCGATCTGATAGTGGTCGTATTGGATCTCACGGGGGTGACACTTCACCCCGAAGAGCTCCTCTGTATGGTGCGCTGCACTGCGCAGGGCTTGAGCGATCAGCTGAGGGCACTCACGCTCCCCGATAGCGTAGCCGATGGGGTAAGAGCAAGAGGCATCAAGGATCACCACCACGACAAGGCGACAGTCATAGACCGTCTTCGTGCCCCCCTTCTTGTCGGTAGTCGTGTGCTGGTAGTAGAGCTCCACCGTCCAGCCGTCGTGCACCCAGTAGCTCATAGCGCGGGTGGGCTTCGTCCTCTTGATAGCCGTCTGCACCTGCAGGCGGTAGTCGGTGCGACCCTTGCGACCTGCGTCGATGAGTAGGCTCTTGCTCTTGGCGATCTTCCCCACGGCCGAAGCGGTGAGCTTCTCCCACCCCCGCACCTTGGCGGTCTCGTTGTAGAGCCGTGCCACCTGACTATTGTTGAGGTTGTTGGGGCTGGCAAGGAGCATCAGGAGGAGCGCCGACTGCTCGTCACCGCCCGTCTTGCTGGCGTTCTGATTCTGATAGCCCTTATGGATAAGGCTCTCATAGCCGTCACGCTGGTAGGCTTCGTGCTTCTCCCGAAGGCGACTCTTGGGGAGCTTGTGGGGGTACTCCTCTTGAGGCAGTGCCTGGATCATATCGGCCAGCCAGCCGTAGAGCTCACCCTTACCCATCGGGCGACGCCCTGCCTTACCGCGCTTGCTGTAGTGCTCCTGTTGGTAGGCGCTTACAGCCTCTAAGATCTGAGCCTCGGCGGTGTACTGGGCGATCTTGTCGCTGGGCAGGCAGCGCCCATCGGCCAAGCGATAGGCGTGGTAGTAGTGCACAGCTTCGGGGAGGGGACGGATGAGCTGCTCAAGGAGACTCTTCACTCTATCCATAGGGGGAATGTCAAAGCGCTTGTAAACCTCGGCCTTGTACTTCTCGGGGAGCGTGTCAACGGCATACTGAGCCTGACGCCCACGGCAACCGCGGACGACGATCTGGAGGGTCTTGCGCCTAACCAGATTGTCAATATTGACAGCACTGATTATAGATGAAGCAAGGAGCTCATCCTTCGTAACTGCCAAAACACCGTTCACTCGTTCCATATCGCTATAGGCTCTTGCCAAATTCTATCACAGGGAGCAGTGTGCTTGCTACCGAGTGATGGGTGCTACAGAGTGATCCATCCTTATTATATAGGCGAGCATCACCGGTAGCCTTATCGAGGTCAAGGTGAGCGCCGCCACGATAGTAGCGTACCATCTTGTCGCCCATATCCACAAGGACTGCATCAACGGGTGCCATAACGACGACCTGTGCACCTTTCTCTATGGCGGATCTACGAATGTTCACCAGGAGTTCGGAGTTCCCCAGGTAGTTAATCGCTTGATAGATGGTCTTGCTTGTGGTGTCGAACTCCTCGATCAGCTGGCGACGCAGCGCATTGCTGATGCGGATCTTCTTCTTAACTGAGCTTCGTGTTTCCTTCATTGTGTCTCTCTTATTATAGAAGGGGCGTACCTGATCGCCTTCCTAGCTGGCGATGCCTTTCTTCAAGGTGGGCACGCCCCTTCTGATGTGTTATGCGTTGGGGATCATCGCCCCGGGATAGTTAATCTGTATTTGATAGCTGTAGACCCGATCGGGCTCTCCATCTACTGCCTCGACAGTCTCCCAGCCGAAGACGGGGACGCCTGGGCGGTAATTGAAGCTACTGAGGAGGAAGGGGAAGACCTCCGCCTCTGAGATGAGGCCCTTGAAGTTGAGATCTTCAGTGAGCATCCAGCGGAAGCCACACATATCCTTTGGTAATACTCCGCTGATCAGCTCAGCGCCTTCGAGGCACATATATACGGTAGCGACACCTCGCTCACGCACCTCTTCTTCCATCGCGTCGAGAAGCATTCCCTCGTCGATATGACTCTGTACCATAGTTAGTATCCTTTATTTGTGTTATCTGTACCCGCCGATATTCACTACCTTTGGGGCGTTGGTTATATCGTACCGTATCGGTTTGTATCATCAACACTGCAAAGGTATACACAAATCTTGTAATAATCCAAATTATGTGCACTCCTCCAATATGGATAAGGCTTATATTCTGAATAAACTAATTGATATATATGCAGATGGCAATAAAAGCCGATTTGCACAAATGATGGGGACTACCCCTCAAAACATAGGGAACTGGATTCGTCGGGGTACGATTCCATACGAAGAGATATACAAGATTTGTGTGGGTGTAAACCCTCATTGGCTACTAACAGGGCAAGGAGAGGTACTTATGTCTAATACACCACAAAGCAATCCCCCACAAGATGCAGCGCCAGCCCAGCTCACAGGGCTTATACAAGAGCTTATGAACGAGCTCCGCCAAAAGAACGCAGAGATAGGAGAGCTTAGAGAGCGAATAGGGCGAGCTGATGGCACAATAGAGTCCCTTCAAAGAGAGCTTAATCGCCACGCAAAATCTTCTGGCGATGTGACCTTAGAAGAGTCTGCCCGTGCAGTATAGCGCCCACATTTAGACTAATAAAAGGAAAAGCGTTTGGAACATAACTACTTATAGCATTCTCAATAGGCAATATCGTGTTATTATCCCCCCTTGAGTTTGATATTTATAGCCGTTTTTCAAGCTAAAACTACATCTATCCCCCCGCTCAATCGCATATAAATACATAGATTTTGACCATCCATTACCTTATAGCATTGACCATCCAAAGACCATCCAATAGGTAATCCATTCCGTTTTTACCGTGGAAAATGGGGCTATTTGCAGGGGATCAAAGAGGGGGTATTTACACGAAATCTGACCGCTTGAGAGCGGGTGATTAATCAGTCCTTAATCACCTGGTACCATCTCCAACACACTTCGGATAAGGGAGGCTCAAGGATGCCCTTATCTGCCACATCGCCTACCATGCCAGCGCCCCACACAGGCGCACGACAATCCTTTATCTAAGCGACCTAACGGCACATCAGCCACCACACTCCACCGACGCAAAAGAGACGGGCTGAGAGCGTCTGTATGACACCCTCAGCCCCTCATTATTGAGCGTAGTTTACCTCCGATTAAAGCGAGCCCAATCTGCCGCCGTTCAAATCTCGTTTAAAATTAAAGCCCGATTAAAGCTGATTTAACTTCTCAGCGCAATTCGTTTTCCCACCCTTGCCCCCTTACTCGCTGATGCTCCACGACATCCGACCGCCCTCTCCACTACATTTCGTTTTCTCTTTCATATGCGCACGCCGATTTTTCGCTTCCC